AAACTTTATGAGTTGGTATTTAGGGGATAAAGAAGTTTCAGAAGATTTGATACCGGAGGAATCGGTTGGATTTGTATATAAGATAATTCACATCCCATCTGGTAAATACTATATTGGTAAGAAATCATTAGAGAGTGTCCGAACTGTAAAAATTGGAGTAAGGGAACTCAAAAAACTTAAAGAGGAAAGAAAAGCAGCTGGAATTGGTGGAAGAGCCCCTCTTAAAAAGAAAGTTCGTAAAGCATCCGATTGGGAGAAATACTACTCATCTAATGAGTGGATAAACGAACAAGTCAAAGAAGGTAAAGCAGATGAATTTAAAAGAGAAATAATTCAATTCTGTAATTCTAAAAAATCCCTATCTTATTATGAGGTGTATTGGATGTTCAGATATGATGTCCTATCAGATATAAATTCTTTAAACGGAAACATTTTAGGAAAATTTTATACAAAAGATTTGGATATATAAAAAATATTTTGTATATTTGTATCTAAACTACAAAATTATGAACTTACAACAAATTGCAAAAAAATATGGAATCAATGATTCGTATTTGAATTCAAAGGATGATGCCCTTTTAGTAGCCGCATCTTCATTGGTAGATGTTCAGGCAATGGTAATGGGAAACCAACCAAGAGAGCAAATCAAAAACCGAATTCAGTATTTAATTGATTTTATGAGTGAAGTAAAGAACTCCTCACTTTAATTTGGATATTAGGAATTCTTTTCGTATCTTTATGATATATGCTATCATCACGAAATAGAACAACTGTAATTAGTGTATTGGATAACACTTTGGGTGTTGGTTCTTCTCTAAAAGGAAACGAACAAGCACATCATTGTCCATTTTGCCATCACCACAAAAAGAAACTTCAAGTCAATTTGGAAACACAAAATTGGCATTGTTGGGTTTGTGATTCAAAGGGTAGAAGTATTCAATCACTTCTTCGTAAGTTAAATGTTGATGTAAGAGATATCCAAAAAATCAGAGATATCTACGGTGATGAAGCTCCATCCACACAAAAGGATGAGTTTGTAATAAAACTACAATTACCAAAAGAATTCAAAAGTTTATCCAAACCACCAAAAGGATTTAACCCTGATTATAAACAGGTACTTCATTATTTAGAAGTAAGGGGTATTACACAAAACGAAATACTAAAATACAATATTGGTTATTGTTCCGATGGATTGTATGGTGGTAGGGTGATTATTCCATCATATGATTGTGATGGTGAACTAAACTACTTTGTGGCTCGTTCTTATTACGAAGATAATAAAATGAAGTATAAGAACCCGCCTGTGAGTAGAAATGTAATTGTATTTGAAAATCAAATCAATTGGAATGAACCATTGGTTTTAGTTGAAGGTGTATTTGATGCATTTTCAGTAAAGAGAAATGTAATTCCCCTATTGGGGAAGTTTTTTCCAACTAAATTAAAAGATAAAATTTTTGAAATGGGTGTAAAGGAGATTACCATAATGTTGGACTCCGATGCGGTAGAAGATTCAACCAAACACACCGAATTCCTACAAAAGAATGGTATTAAGGTTAAGAACATTATACCATCAGATAAGGATGCTGGTGAGATGGGGTTTGATAAAGTGACCGAACTCATAAAAGAAACCGAAGAAACCGGTTGGGGTGATTTAATCCTATCCAAACTTAACAATCTATGAATATAAAGAAAATTTATCATATTGCGGATGTTCATATCCGAAATGTAAAAAGGCATAAAGAATACCGATTGGTATTTGAAAAGATGTTTGAGGAAATCCGTAATAGAGGAACGGAAGATTCACTTATCTATTTGGCAGGAGATATCGCCCATGCCAAATTAGAAATGTCACCTGAATTGGTAAAAGAGATTAGTTGGTTGTTTACTCAATGTTCCCAACACGCTCCAACAATCCTTATTGCTGGAAACCACGATTGTAATATGAACAACTCCGATAGATTGGATGTTCTTACCCCAATTGTTGAAGCTTTAAACCTACAAAACTTCCACTATCTAAAAGATACTCAAATCTATGAAATGGATGATGTTGGATTTTCAGTATTTTCAATCTTTGATAAAAGAGATAATTGGTTAGGAGTGGATAACTTTTCACCAAACATCAAAACAAAGATTGCACTTTTTCACGGACCCGTTGATGCATCACAAACCGATATTGGATATGTGGTAAGTAGTAGACACTTTACCAATGATATGTTTGATGGGTTTGATTTGGCTCTATTGGGTGATATCCATAAGAGACAGGAGATGATATCTCCAAAAGGATGTAAGGTGGTTTATGCTGGTTCTCTAATTCAGCAAAACTTTGGTGAGAGTTTGGATAAACACGGATTTTTGGTTTGGGACTTGGATACACTAACCTATGAAGGTGTGGATATTCAAAACGATTATGGATACTACACATTAGATGTAGATGGGGGTGTGGTTCCAAATGTAAATAACATTCCACCACATTGTAGAATGAGAGTCCGATTCTCAAATACCGATGCGGTTGGTGTAAAGGAAGCAATTACTGATATCAAAGTAAAGTATGGGATTACCGAATTCACTACCATTCATACGGATACCATCTCTAAATCAAAGACGGGGAATAGAAACACTAAATTGGATTTTGATGATATATCGGATATCAACTATCAAAATACTCTAATAACTGATTACATTGAACGAATGCTACCTCAAGTTACGGATGAGGAGCATAAGGAATTGGAACGAATAAATGCGGACATTAATAGTAGATTGACCCAATCGGAACAACTCCGAAACATTAACTGGAAACCAATTAAGTTTCAGTTCTCTAATATGTTCTCCTATGGTGAAAACAACGAAATCAACTTTGACAAGTTAAACGGATTGATGGGATTATTTGCAGCAAACGCAAGTGGTAAATCATCCCTATTTGATGCAGTATCATTTTGTTTATACGATAAGTGTAGTAGAGCATTCAAAGCTCAGAACATAATGAACAACAAAACCGATTGGTTCCAATGTAAACTACAACTACAAATTGAAGGAGTTGATTACTACATCCAAAGAGATGCTAAGGTAGTAAACAAAGGAAAGAGTGTAAAGGTAGATGTAAACTTTTGGAAAGTAGAAGATGGGATTGAGGTATCACTCAACGGAACCGAAAGAAGGGATACTGACCACATCATTTCCCAATATGTAGGAACCTACGATGACTTTATCCTAACTGCCCTATCACTCCAATCAAACAATGCTCTCTTTATTGATAAATCACAAAGTGAGAGAAAGGATGTATTGGCTAAGTTTATGGGATTGGATATCTTTGATAAGTTGTATGAAACGGCTGTGGAAGATAGCAGGGAGATGACGGCACTAATCAGAAATTTTAAGAGAACGGATTTTACGACTGAACTTGCCGAAAAAACGACCGACTTAACCCACAAAGAGGGTGTGTTGGGTAGATTACAAACTGAATCGGAAACCCTTACAACCAAAAGAGAAGAAATCCAAACCCAAATTTCTGAACTCAATAAATCAATTGTTCCTATTGATAAGAATTTGGATATCACAAACCTCAACAAAGCAAAAGGTGATGTTGAACGGAATTTGGATTCAATTACAAAGCAAATCACTCAAAAAGAATCATCGGTAGTTACAAACCAAACCTTACTATCGGAAGTATCACAATCTGCGGTAAACTATACCACAATAAATGGTAAAGATATCAAAGAAGCAAAAGAAGATTTAGATTCTCACACTCAATCACTTTCGGAGATTGAAAGAAAGATTGAACTACTTCAGGAATCCTTAAAAGGTAATATGGAGAAACTTTCACATTTGGAAAAGCATGAATATGACCCAAATTGTAAGTTTTGTATGAACAATGTATTTGTTAAAGATGCAATCGCTACAAAAGAAAAGGTTGATGAACAAAATTCGGAGTTAGAACTACTTCAATCTCAACAGCAATCTTTGATTAAACAAATGGATATGTATTCTGATGTAGAGGAGTATTGGAACAACTACACAACATATGATTCACAATATCAGAAAGGAGTTATTGAGTTGGGTAGAGATACCGCTGAGTTAAGTTCTCTAAAGCATAGGAAAGAAGTAATTCAAGCTCAATTGGAAGCAGTTGAAGAATCAATCCGAAAGTATTACGAAAACGAAGAAACCATTTCTAAAAACAAAGAAACGGAAGGACAAATTTCTGAATTAAGTAAAGGAAAATCATTAGTAGATTCTGAACTTCGTAGTGTGACCGATAAGATTATGAAGATGAGTGGTGAGATTGGCTCTATCAAATCATTCATTGAATCTACAAAGCAAAAGATGAAAGAGGTAAAGGATTTGGAAGAAAAAAACAAACTCTACACTTATTATATGGATGCTGTTAAAAGAGATGGTGTTCCATATGAGTTGATTACCAAAGCATTGCCGGTGATTGAAAGTGAGGTAAACAATATCTTAAATCAGGTAGTTGATTTTTCAATCCTATTGGAAACTGATGGTAAGAACATCAACTCAAAGATTGTCTACGATAATCAAAGTTGGGCTTTGGAAATGGCAAGTGGTATGGAAAAGTTTATTAGTGGATTGGCAATCAGAGTTGCTTTAATCAACATTTGTAATCTACCCCGTCCTAACTTTTTGGTTATTGATGAAGGGTTTGGGACATTGGATTCAGATAATCTATCCTCACTCTTTATGATGATGCAATATCTGAAAACCCAATTTGACTTCCTATGGGTAATTTCTCATTTGGAACAAATGAGAGATATTGTGGATGGATTAATTGAAATCAGAAAAGAAAACGGATTCTCTAAAATTAAGATTTAGTAGGTAGGACGTTTCTTTTGGGTTGGTGGTATCCTTTAATTTTTTCTTTGATTAGGGATTCTACCAACCCATTTATTTTGTATCCTTTATCCTTACAAAACTCTTTCAAAGATTGATGAACTTCGGCATCAATTTGAATCATTGCATATTTTTTACTCATTCTTTAGTATTCTTTAGAACTCTTTATTTTTCTATAGATAACTATCTCACAAAAAAGTTTTGGTAGATATTTATTGAGGAATAACGGATTTATTGAATGGCTATAATTAAAAAATACGGAGAAGTTTTAGGTCAAAATCTTAATACATTTAGAACATTTATCACCGATACAAATCCAAATTCGGAGTATTTTAGAATAACCGAATTTAAGGAAACATTCACTGGTGGTAAGAATGGATTTTTGATTGAGGGTTCTCAATATCTCAAAGAAAGCACTGAAATAAAAATCCAAATTTTGGATGTAAATGGTGACCCTATTTACTATGAACCAGGAAACGGAATACCTGAATATTATGAGGGTGTATCTAAACTTATAGCTGTTTACATTTATGAAGATACACCAATTGGTTTAGGTAATATTACTGTATTGGGTGAGGTAAAGCAATACATTGATGAAGATGGTGTTGAGCGAGATGTTCCCGATGAGTGGAAAAATGTATATAATGTAAAGTGGGAACGAAACTTTAAGGTAAACCGATTAATCCGAAACGAAGATAGAGTTCGTTTCTATCGTAGACCTCAAGTTGATATTACCGAAATCGTTAAACCATTATTTTCAAATGTTGTTTCCACTATCACAAAAAGTGGAAGTTTAAATGGTATTCCACTTAACCCAGTTGCTGGAACTAAATTATCAGATTACACTTTACCAGCATCGTATCTATTAAGATTAAACGATGGTAGTGCTTGGACTGGTTCAGTTGTTGGTACTCAGATACAAATACCAACTTTAAGTTATACACCACTAGCAACTGATTTAGTAAACAATACCGATTTAGTTGTTTCCAACCCATACACCATTGGTGGTGTTGTAAACGGATTTACATCCGCATCATATACTGCATCATTTAACTATGTTGAGGGTGTTGATAATCTTGCAACTGCACTAACTGGGTCATTTGCTAAAATTAAATTAAGTGAACTTACCACATTTGTTGGTGATGTTGCAAGAGTAAAAGTATTCCGAAAATCACAATCGGATTTATCGGATTATCAATTCATTCAAGAGATTCAATTGGAATCAAATGAGGTATTACTTGATTTGGAATCTCAAACCAAAAATCAAGAGTTTTACGGATTATTTGATTCAAATATTATTACTGAATATTGGTTAACATCTTCAAATAATATTACCCCATCGTTTAATCAAACAACTTTATACAATTCGGTAAAGCTAACAAACACTGGAACTAATTTTTATTTTACATCCAAATCATTAGATATTACCAAAGATATTGAATATACTTTGGCTTTAAATCTAAGAAGAGAATCGGTTCAAAGTGGTGAATATCTAAAAGTATTCCTAAGTGGTTCAAGAGAATCATCGGTAAATGGTTCACCAACCACAATCCAAATACAACAAAATATTATAAATGTATCTGCTGATAGTTCTTTACTACAAAAAACAAATAGTAGTACAAACTTTAAAGCAGAAGAAATTGATAATGCAAAATTATACTTTGAGGTAAATGGTGGTCCTTGGTATATTTCGGATGTAAGTGTAAGAGCATCACAAGAGAGTTCTTTTTCACCCGATGAACTTACATTCATACAACCCGTACCAAGAACCCTACCTGCTGAAACTTTTGATTTTCTATTTCAATTCTATGATATAAACAACAATTACATACCTGTTATTGTTGAAGAATCTAAAACATTTGATGGTGGTAATTTAAACGCTATTAACAAAAGTATTGAATTAGTTCCATCATCATTATACTTCCAATTTGATTCGGGTTCAAATGGTGGTAATCCAGTTCCACCAACTACAATTTTTATTGATGTTGTAAAGAACTTTTTAACTGGTTCAACAAACTTTACATCCCGTTCATTTGATTTCTTTAATAACGAACTTTCATCATCACAATATGCGGGCGGTGTGTTTCCGGGTCTATTAGAAGATTTTAATTTAGATACTGTAAAATTAACTGTACAAAACTTTACAGGTTCAGTTGCAACTGGTAATCCAGATATTATAGTTCAGTTTATTGAATATACCGCAGAGTGCGAGGGTGTAAGTGATTCAATAGTTATTACCAGAGTTCAAGATGGTAAGGGTGGTGTAAACTATGAAATTAGACCTTATAACGGAACTGTAATCCGAAATTCAGATGCATCATCATCATTAGAAGTTCAAGCTATTCGTATTGATGGTGTAAACGAAGTTAAACTACAAAGTGGACTTGATGATAATCGTTCAGATTATAAACTTCACATTCAAAGTGGTTCTACTTATATCACACTTACTGAAGCAAGTAGTAGTGGGTTTGTAAGAGGATTAAGTCCGGGTACAACGGGTAGTGGTGAGTTAGATTATAACGCATTATTTACAAGAGATTCAATTGATGGGCAGAGAACTGTATATTTGATTCCATCATCATCTAATAATCTATCAGCATCTATTATAACTGCATTAACCTTAACGGATTTACAGGATGGTTTAGATGCTGGTGTAGTTCTATTTGATGCGGAGGCATTTACAATTAATCCAAGAACTCAAACCTTATTTACACCAATATTCTCATCTGCAACCGCTTCGTTTTATAAGAGAGGAACTTTTGAGAATCCAATCAGTTGTTCATTTGAGGTGTATCCATCAATGTCCATCAATGCTGACTTTGTACCTGAATATTGGATGTATTTTATCACACATAGTTGTGACCCAAATATTGGAGTAGTTGCATATGATGAGTTTGGTAATATCATCCCATCACTTCCATTAGGTTCATACATTGGATTGGCAGTATCTCAAAGTAAACAACTCCTTACATCGTTTACTTATACCGAACCATTTACTTCGGCATCGGTAAATGTTGATAAGTTATTCAGTATCATACCTGAAGGTAAACCGGGCGATGAATCAATTGTATTTGAGATAGTTCCATCTAATGTAAACTTAAAATCAGATGCAAGAGGATTTGTAGCAGATTATAATGCATCAATTTCTGATATTAAATTAAAACAGGGCTCTCGTTACTTATCGTTTACCGCAAGTAGAGAGCCGGGAACATTCCATATAGCAACCGGTTCTATTATTGGCAGAAACATAACTACTGGTAATGTTTATTTTGATGTAAATTACACATCATCTTTGATTGTATCGGCATCATCCAATATGACCGATTTAAGTGGTAGTGTTGAGTATCCTTTAGAAATTCAACCATATTATACATCTTCGGTTTATACTGCAAGTGTGTTCCAACAATTTACAAAAGTATTAGATGGACCACCACCTATTGAATTTATATTCTCACCACAAAACGTAATATTATCTGCTGATGAAGTTGGGTATGTTTCTGATTATGCGGCAGGAAATACTGATATTCAAGTTAAAGAGGGTGATGATTATCTAACATTTACAACTCAATCAAACTCACCTGGTAGTTGGAGAATACTTTCAGTAACCACAACTAATATTGAAACCGGTTCATTATCATCTTCATCATTTGATAATGCAACTCTAACCTTTGATAGGTTTGATTATCCTTATGTTTCCGCAAGTGCTGTGTATAATATAAGAGTGAACCCTTACTCATTGGGACCTGGCCACCAGTACACTTCTTCAATCTATACACGAACTCAATCGTTTACCAAAAATGTAGCACCTCCTGCAGCAAGAGGGGTATCATTGATTTCCACTGCGGAAACAGTAACATTTGATGGTGATGGTGTTGTTGTTTCACCTTTGGGTGATATCCGTTTAACGGCAACTCCATTCAACACCACAGGTTCCGTTTACTATCAGTTCTTTAGAGATGGTTCACCATATTCGGCAATCCAAAGTGATGATTTCTATGATATATCATCGGGTGATGCTGTAAACCCTGGTCAGATTGCAACTTGGAGAGTTGATATCAGAGATGGTTCATCTTCACCATCAGCACCTGTCCGAGCTCAAGCCGAAGTAACCATCGCTGGTATTCAAGCGGGGGCTGAAGCTTACACTGTAATTCTTACAAATGAGAACTCATCCATATCTGCGGACTTGTGGGATGTGAACTTTACTGGTTCTAACAATACGATTTCGGCATTTAAGGGAACTACACAACTCATACACACCAACTCATTCTCACCAAAAACACAAGACCTATTGGGTAATGATATTGGTTCATTGGGAGAGTATCAGGTTACCATTTTTTCAACATCATCATTCATCACTCCGGGTAGTGGATTGGGTAGTGGTTCTATTTTAACTACGGTTGGTTCATCCGCATTTATTGGTGATTTGGGTGGATGGACAACTCCTGGTCTAAATACCAGCGGAGAGATTGTATATAAGATTGATATTGAAAATGGTAGACAGACCTTCTTCAAAACCCAATCCTTTGGAGTAGGTATTGAAGCCGCTGCACCATATGTTGTTGAGGTATCAAACCAAAACACTTCAGTAGTTTACAAAGTAAGTGGGCAGTTGACTGTTACTGGGACTGGAACAACTATTAGAGCATTTAGAGGTGGAACTGAACTAAATAATGCAT